TATCAGTAACTTCTTGTAACCATTTAATAAATGTACCACTGTGTAGTGCGTGTACAACTGCGTCTTGTATAGGTGTACGATCTATATTGTTAAACTCATACATACAAGACCCTGCTCTTGTAAAATGCTTACAGTCTTCTAATGGAATTTCTTCTAATTCTTTTGCCATTAGTGTAACTAAATCTTTAGGAATAAAGTTATCTAATGTTAATAAACTATAATCAGGATGACTTCTATACTGCTTTTGCAGTTCGTAAGTGTCAGGGAATTGTTCCAATATATGGTTAACAAGTTGCTGTTTCATACAACTATTTAAATTTCTTTGGGGAACCTATGAGCCATTAATGGTTTTCCATTAACTGGTTTTCCAATTACTCTTTTAGGCCAATGCAACCTACGTGATGATTTATAATGTGTAATCTTTGCATGAAGTTGAGGTTTTTTAAAACCCCAATTATTATATATTTTGCAAGGAAACAATTTGAACAGTGCGCCTTCAATTTCAATAATTTTATTTTCCCAATCAGATGGCATATTACCTCTTAGGAATCTATTCATTTCTCGTTGGTCACTATGACCTTGTTCAGTCATTGATATCCAAGTATCTATAAACTGTAAAGTCTTGGGAGTTTTTCTAAACATACACACGCCAGCATTACATGGTTGATCTTTGAAAAACTTAGGACCTCTGATAGTTACACCAATATCATAATTGTCTTTAATACTGTTTAGATTATCCCATAGTATTGTATCAGCATCCATCCATACAACAAAGTCATTATCGTTGACTCTTTCTAATGCCTTTTTAATCATTTCGGGTTTACATGGGATCTTAGCGCCTGCTTTATTTTGAAACTTACCAGAAAACTTTTCACCATAACCTAAACCACCTAAGTCATATACATGATATTGATGTCCTTTTAATTCTTGGATAGAACGCACCAGCATATCGCACATACCTTTAAATTTTATATCTGCGGCAGTTATGATTAATATATTACTCATCTTGCATTACAACTAATTTTTTATAATTAAAAATTCTAACAGGTTCTTTTTTTAATTCTTGGTATACAGTCCTATTATCTTCTACAAAGTAAACAAACTTGTCACATAAATGTGACTTAAAGGCGTTATATGTATTCATAATGCTACTATCACTATGATGTCCATCATCAATAGCAATGCAAATTTTACGTCCGTTTAGAATGTGTATAAGTTTATCTGTGTTATCTTCAAACTGATCATATTCGTAAAGTTCAGGCATTTTATTTTCGAAAGCACCTTTGTTTTTTAAAAAATCTAAATTATTTTTTGCATGATTAATATCTATATCTAATCCTATAATATCTGCATCTGGAAATAGTTTACTCCATATAGCAAGTCCTGTACCTTTTAATATGCCACACTCAACAATAGTTGAAACACAATCAAAGTCTTTAAGATGCTTACTATAATGAACAGCATACCCGTGACGTGTCATTCTATCTCCGCCTGACATTCCGTTGGGGTTATATTTTGTTTTTGGAGCAAGTTCACTAATTTTATTACGAGGCACATCATTATGATATCCACCAAAGTGTTCTTCTAATTGTTGTAGACTTTTAGGAGTTATCATTCTACCACCTTAGGTTTTACAGTTGTAGTGTCAAAGTCTAACAGTTTACCAAACTTAATCTGATCAGGTGTTTTGTAACAACCTGCTTTAGGCCAGAACGTTAGTTCTCCAAACCAAGGTTGATTCTCTCCCCAATACAAATCAACTCTAACATATTTCCAACGTTTTGAAAGTACTTCAGCGACTTTTTTCATTTTTAAGAAAGCATCTAAACCACAATGAGGTGCAACTTCTACGTGTTGCATTTTTTCATCAAACCACCAAGTCATTGGATTGCCATCAGGATCAATATTGCTTTCTTTTGTGCTACCTGAATACCTATCCCAAATCATCTGTAACCATTTGACTTCACCATTGCAACAATGAAACTTATAATCAACATCGTTATTATTGATTCTTTTTTCTCTTACAATGTTAGGTTCGATTAAACTATAGGCCCATTCGCCTTTATTCTTTCCGTGTTTCTTTTTTAACTTAATATTAATACGGTCCAGTGCAACTTGTTCTTCTTGTGGATTGTTTACAAACTCTATATCACCAGAGCCGTTGTTTGTTTTAAGAACTGCTGGATAATCTGTAGTATTAGGAATTATAATTTCAGGACCGTATTCTTTTGCAACAAAATCTTTGACTGCTAATTTATCGCAACAAATAATTTGATCTTTATCTTGATCAAAAACTTTTAACCAATTAATTTTATCATTGTAACTAACTGGATTTTCTAAGTCTGGCCAATACCCTAATTTTTTCTTGTGCCAAGCAGTTTCTTTATACCTCACTGTCATGATATAATTCCTTTACTACGTCAACAGATTGTTGATATTCATTTGTACCGAAATATATTTCAGACGGTGCATTAGGTCCTGTTGTTGGAGCAAATATCCAACAAGTTTTACTTTTACACTTTAAAGGTTGATAATTTAAACTATGAAAATATCTAACCATTTCTTCTACATCTTGGTTAGGTTCGAATATTACCCAAGGTGTAAACTTTTCTATTGTTTTCTTTGCACCCTGTATTACCGGCCATTCATATCCTTGTACATCAATCTTAATTAAATTACATTCTTCTAAATTTTCATCATCTAATCTTCTTACTTCTATTTCGTAAGAATGCTTCTTTTTCTTATCAACAATATGAGCATTACCACAGTTATCTTCACTGTCTACAAATTGTGCAGTAGTATTAACGTTACCAAGACCCGCTTCATGAACAGTAATACCTTCTACATTTTTGTATAGACATTCTAAATTACGTGGACTTGGTTCGTAAGCAATTACGTGACTAAAATGTCTTTGGAAGGGATAAGACCATATGCCAATGTTTGCACCAACATCAACAAATGTTCCAAATACAGGTAATGCTTCTAAAATTTTATTTCTAACTCTAATTTCGTAAGTAGGATTTTCTTTGTCCGGATTATCACTGACATGACTTGTAATCTTCTTTTCATTATCAGGGACATACCATCCGTTTTCTAATTGGTGCATACTCCACCCTTAACAAATTTAAATTGAAGCATCTTCCATTCCTGCTACACGTAATTTAACAATGTTAGTAAGTTGCCATTGTTTCTGATCTAAGCCTTTAGTAATGCCTAACCACTTATTACGCATCAGGGCAAACTCGTTGATAATTTTTTCCATATCAACAACATCTGCTTCACCGTCTACGTATTTTTCAACGTCACGGCTGGATAATGCTCTTTGGTAATTTTCTAAATATTTTTTGAAAAATGTACTACGCAATCTACGTAGTTCTACATTAAGATACTCAAGTATTGCTTCAAGTTCTTGTAACTGGTTGAAGCGATGCTCAACAAGTCCAGGCATTGTTGCCGCGGCCTTCTCGATGTTGCCGTAGATTCGACACTCTTTTTTCGCTTCAACCAATTCGTCTTCGTAGTATTGTAAGGCGTCTGGTATTTTGCTTATATCTTTTGATATCTTGCTATACCACATACTTTAATCCCAATCATCGTCATCAGCAACCATTTCCTCATCAATATCAAGGTAATAGTTAATTGCTGTATCAAGATGATCACAAACTCCTAATGAATCTTTCATTGCTTCGTCACTTGTGCCATAGTCTGCCAAAAGATCAACAAATCTTTCAGCAAGTGTATCAATGTGCTTTTTGTCAACGTGTTCTTTGAAAAGATTCCAAGTATCTACAATTTGTGAACTATCCATAAAGTTTTCTACTCCTCAGTAACTGTTTCTTGTATCACAGGCTCTTCCTGTACCTCAGTAGTTACCTCTTCGGTTAACTTAGCAAAGTCAATCATGACAGTGTCAAGTAGTTCGCCGCCTGCTTCCCAGACTTTACGGTATTCTTTAACCTCTTCGCCTGTGCTTGAAATGTATTTAAGTCGGTTTCCATCTTTAGATAAGATACCTTTTTTCTCAAACAGATCAACAAGTCCACTGTATGGATTCATTCCTGTTTCATATGGAATCTTAACTTGTACACCTTCGAACGGTTTAGCATAACGAGTTTTCATTACTTTACAACCCGCTCTAATACCTTTAACGTCTGTTGTTTTATTGCCATCTTCATCTTCTTTTAGTTTCAATTTCTTCATTGCAACTACAATAGATGATGCATAGATAAATCCTTGACCACCACTGATCTTATCATCTGGATCAAACATATCCTGTGATGCATAAGTGTGATTAGTACAAACCATACCTACGTTGTGTGAGCCAAACATATTAACACAGTTACGTACAAGTGATGTAAGTGCTTTAGGTTTTCTACCCATATCACCCTTCATATCACCTTTGTTAAACTGGTCAACGTCTGTGGGTGTTAATAACATACCTAATGAGTCAATTACAAATAATACTTTTGGACGATCGTCTTCTGGCATTTCTTTGTAATCTGCCATGAAAGTTGATACTGTTTTAGCAACATCGTCAATCATTGACATATTAAGTTTAAGAAGTTTTCCTTCCGATGTATCAACATCAAGTGCTTGTAGCCATTGTTCGTCAAGTGCGTTTTCTGAATCAATTAGTACAACAAAGATACCTTGATCCTGTGCCGCCTTTACAATGTTACCTGCACAGATATATGATTTACCTGCACCAGATTCACCTGCAAAAACTGTTACCTTACCAAGTGGAATACCTTT